GGCATCTGGTTCTTGCCAAACGCATCTAATGCTTTGGTAAACGCTGGCAGGTTGCTTGTGACGTTCACTGACATCGACCCTGCTGCTGCCTGTGCCACTGCGCCGCGACTGACGCCGCCAGCTATCGCACCACGCGCTGCACCGCCTACAACTAATCTCCCTGCAAATGCCAGTAACTGTATCGCCATCAGTGTTGTGTCTCTTGTTCCAGTTCCAGTATCACCACAGTGCCAGACGTATCACGCGCGTCAAATATGATGCCATCGCATTCTGTGCAATTGATCGTGCCGCTATTCTCTTCGACACAGCCGTATGTCTCTGCCTCACAGTGCAGACATATGCAAACCTCTTCAAAGAATAACACATACGACATTTGCAAACCATAAGCGTAAAACAAAAGCCGGTCAATCACCGGCCTTTGTCCCTCTCTCCAGTTGTTGTCAATCATCATCATCAGGCGGGTCTGTCTTTACATCACCCTGCCCATTACAGATCTCGCATATCACGCGCTTGCCGGTGTCAATCTCATACCGGCCTTCACCAAAGCAGTTGTCGCACGGCTTATAGTGATCCATCACATATGGCGGCACAAAGCCTTTTGGGTATCTGATCATTCTAGTGTCTCGCCATTTTGTTTATTTAAAAACTGCAAGCACTTCATTAGCGGCGAAAATGGGTCGGTGCGCCCATACACTAAACGGCCGGTCAACAACGGCTCGTCATAATGGTGGCCGTCCTTAGGCATCAATGTCCAACAACTATCTGGGCTATCGTCTACCCTGTTATACTTCTGGTGAAGATAATAGGTTTGCGTAACCTCGTCATCATCACTAACAACATCAATCACAAACCCATATAAATGCTTGCTTGACCGAACATTGAACGACACACTCGCACTAGGGAACATAAACATATCACTGCACCCCCCAGTTGCCGGACATCCACGCCCATATGGTGTATTCTTTTCCCCACACGTCAAACATCAGTGACGCCACGGCCAGCAAAAACACCAGCCCAAATATTTCTTGCCATAAACGCATATCAGCCCCCTATGATGCTGTGACCGCGATTGATCAGACACTTGTTGACCATCTGCCGCACCTCAAATGGCAAATGATACCAGCTAGTAGCCATATCTGCCAACGCACGACACTCTGTAACGTCACGCTGATAAAGCTGCGCCTTATCCTCGCTGACGCGCAAATCGGCTATTGGGGCGCGACTGGCGCACCCCGTTAGCACGATTGCTGTTAAGACTAGCCAGCGCATTTTAATAACCTAGATTGCGTTCGCCGCAACCTTCGCTGTTGCCGAATGAGGCATACATCGCAGTGATAACATCCATAAACTTTGGCCAAGCGGCTTGCGACACACCATAATGATCTGGCAAATCCCAATCATCAGTCCCGTCAACAAATACACCCTTTTGCACTAAGCTGGAAATAACACCCCGATAAACGGTCATATCTAAAAATGACAGATCTTTGACGCCAATCAAAGCATCAGGGTGAATTGTGTTTTCATCAAGATCGTGTTCGGTTGGCCATTCTGATGATTGCAGTCTGCCCTCACCCAAAAAATCCCAATAATGTTCAAGCAACTGCTTTTCTAACTTTGTAAACATTTTGCAAACTCCCGTTTTGCTGTGATAATTACAAGCCGTACCACGATACATTCCCACCTGTCTACACTTTTTTACACATCAGCACCAACTTTTTTTAGTTCGGCAATCACGTCCGGTCTGTTTTGCTTGTAATAGGTACGCAAACCATCACCCATTGTCTGCCATTGCTCTAAGCTAACCATTCTGCGCTGTGGCGGTGTCCATTCATTAGATTGGCTGTTAAACGGCCTAGAATGCGCGATGACGCGCTTTGGCTTGTTTTTAGCATCTCGCATACACCAGTTGCGCCAGAACGCCTGTACGTCGACATAAGCGGCTTTATTGCCGTTTTGCTGATCCCACATTCTGATTGCTTGTAATACCTCACCGCCGTTAAGACCCTTGTCAGCCGCATAAGCCAAATCTTCATCAGATGGTGTCCAATCACAAACTTTGGTTTTCTGCTGTTTTTTATTTAACGGTTCTTTAATGGTTATGGGTGCATCTCCTGCAGGGGTGGGGTGCATCTCCTGCAGGGGTGCGAGATATGCAGGGGTGTACTCTGTTGACCGGCCAGACCTATGATTTCGGCGCAAAAAGCCATCATCTTCCAACTTTTTCAGCTTTGCTCTGACGGTTCGTTCTGACGCACCTGTGATGTGACAAATATGCCCCACAGATGGCCACGCAACACCCCGCGCATCGTTGTGATGGTTTGCCACCACAATAAGTACCAGCTTCGCCAGCGTGTCGTTCACAGGCGCATCCATCGCCCAATCTAATGCTTTAATGCTCATCAATTATCTCCAAAGTAAGTGCCGCATAGCCTATGATGTCTAACAGGCTATCAACGTGCTTGCAGTCGCTATTTGACAGCCGTGACAGCTTCATTGCGATCATCATCGCACCAAACTGCTCCGGCGAAATGTCTTTACCAGCTATCATCGACATCATCTGGCTGGTCTGTGTCCAATTTTGCCGCAGATCACCATAGCTTTCGCCGCGTTGTTTCAATATCGCTTGCACGTTTTCCAGTGCTTTAGAACGGTTCATTAAACACCTCTAATATTGTAAATTCGTCAATCGGCACTTCAGCCATTAAACCGTAATCACGTTCGATGCCACGATCTCGCCTGCCGCCGATAGTGGTTTCAAAATCCACGTTAAAATTGACATAGCCGATGCAGTCGATCCACCGCACGATTAAAAATGTCGGCAAGCCGGTTTCAAACGCCACTTGCCGCGCATACATCATTTTATGCAGATGCAGCAACGATGTTTTGTATCGGCTGATCTCAAATGTGCGGCATTTTATTTCTGCAAACGCCGCTATACCACCATCACGCACAAGCCCGAAATCAAGCTGATCATACTGTGGCAGCTTCACAAAATCCACGTTCCAAACGCGGCTGACCGATTGCATTGTTTTCAATTCCAATACACGATTTGCTTTAGTTTCCATATCAGCCCCCGTTCGGATCATATGACAGATTGTTTGGATTAAACGGTATGATGTTGTGTTTTTTGCGCGTGTTCTTGCAGTAATCAGCGCGGATCACGCCAAGCGGCTCAACACCATCTTCAATATGCCGTGGATATACCCGCACCTCGATGCCGGTTTTGCCTTTAAACAGGTGTATCGTCAGATCTTTAACGTCAATCCAGCTTTCAGCCGACAACATCGTATAAGTGCGATCACCGATTGTTTGATAACCCTCATCCATTGTGCGCCTCTTTAATTGCCCATAATATCCGCGCCGCCACTTGCGGCACGATGCTGTTACCTAGCTGTCTAAGTCTGTGTACCCGACCGGATACCCCATTAGCCACTCGACCCACTGCGGGTTCAGGCTCCCAGAACTTGCTTTTTCCCCACGATAAACCCTCATCGCCAACTGGCTGTCGTCCAGTTTGCCCCGATCCTTTTGGTTCGGACTGTCTTTGTAGTCTCTGGCTTTCGGGGTTGGGTACATCTTCACGTCTTGCCGCAAATCCCTGCCGCCCCCTTTGTTCGGACGGTTCGAGTTTCCAGCCGTTGACCCCTTTGCTATCGCCGTTGTCGGTGTCGGCCATAGTTTCGCCGCCGTCTGCAAATCGATCCCGCGCTTCTGTCCGCTGTCCCGTCGCTGAACCGTCGATTGGTTGACCACCAGATCGGCTGACCTCGACCCCCTGTCGCTGGCATCCGGCGTTGGCCACAATCCAGCATCGATCCCGTCGATGCGGGGCATCTGCGGCGACAGCCGGTATAACGTAGCACCGGCTGGCGTAGCCTGCAGCTTCCAAGTCAGATAGCACCGTGTCGATGCCCATAGAGATGTGTCCAGTAACATTTTCTCCAATGACCCAAGTGGGTCTGACAGCTTGGACAATTTTAAGCATTTCCGGCCAGAGATGTCGGTCATCTTTATCGCCTCGTCTGACCCCGGCAAGCGAGAATGGCTGGCAGGGGTATCCCCCGACAACGATGTCAACCAATCCTCTAAATCTATCTGCGTCATTCGCTAACTCCCTCACGTCATCAATTATCTCTGTGTCAGGCCAATGCTTACGCAATACCTTCTGCGCGTGTTTATCATATTCGCAAAAGGCTACTGTCTCATAGCCACCCACCAGCTTTTCGGCGGCATAACTAAAGCCGCCAATGCCAGAAAACAAATCAAGCATCCTAAGCATTTGCAAGGATCTCCCGCGTGACATAACAAAACGTGTCAATGTCCATTTCGCACGCATATCGCCAGTCGTGCTTTTCAGCAATGTCACCGGCCATCACAAAAAACGTCAGATATGTCAACGCCTGTACCGGCACCCTGACCCGCGTCTTTTGTCGATCCAGCCGGTAAAACAGACAAGGCATTTTATCGCCGCCAGCATATTCAGCCGCCGCGCATACTTGATCCCACCACGCACTATCCACCCCCGATTTTCGCCTTTTGCATTCCAAAACAAAAGGAAAATCGCAATCATTAGTAACCAGATCGCCAAGGTGTTTCTGGCGCGTCTGATCCAGTTCACGCACGAACGTGATACCAAGCTGATCATATAATTCTTTTGCGATTTCATATTCATAGCCCTTGCCTTTATTACGGCTTTTCAATCCAGACATCGCTGCCCCCGTTTAAGTGGTTTCGCACATCATTGCCGAAACGTGATTAATCTGTAAAGCGGAAATTTAAGTGTTGCAAAATGTGACTGCGTGGAATACGGTTGCGGAATGAAACGGGAAATCGGAAAAGAATGGCGTGACGCTGACCTGACACACTTATCTGTCAGCCAGCTAAATCGCACGCCTGCATATTGGATTTACGCATATTTGTATCTGCGTGATGATCGTAAAAACATAACTGTCGGGGAAAACGCCGCAGTCGGCACAGCAGTGCATAACGGCTTGCAGTCAATCGTCTGCCACGGTCAGGATATTACTGATCAGATCTTGGCAGCACAGATTGCGTTTGATTTCCACGATGCCAATCAGGATGCCGCAAAGCGTGAAAAATATCGTGATTGCATACCGGATATGATCCGCAACGGCATCGACATATTGACTGAATATGGCTTTACAGGCGCGGTCGATGAAGAACGCATCGAAACGTGGCTTGATGCTGTCAACGTGCCGCTGATCGGCTTTGTTGATCTACTAGTGCCGGATACGATGTTTTGTGAAATAAAGACCAAAGCCCCGCGCAAAACAAAGCTGCTGAAAGATGGCACGCAGGGATGGGCGAAAGCCACACTGCCAAAAGCACCAGAAAAAGCGCACGTTGCACAAGCAGCGATTTATCATTACGCGCTGCAAGTGACGCCATCGATCTGCTATGTGACCGATCACGATGCTGTGATGTTTACGCCATTTAATTGTGACGAATTGAAAGCTGACGCACTGGCGTATGCCGTGGAAGATATGCGGCAAAAGGCATTGATCCGGCAGAACCTGTTGCGGGTCAGCACCGATCCGAAAGTGCTGGCCAGTTTCACTGATCCAGATTGGGGTCATATGTATCAGTGGAAAATCGAAACCGAATATCTAGAAAAGGCGAAAAAACTATGGAAGCTGTAAAACTCGACAAAGCATTGAGCGATTTCCGCAACGCGGCAACGCTTGGCAAATCTGGCAAGAACCCGATGTTCAAAAGTCAATATAGCACGCTTGGTGATGTGCTATCTGCGCTGAATAAAATATCTGAATATGGTTTGGCGTTTAAGCAGTATTTTAGTGACGATTGTTTGATCACAACTGTGTCGCATATTGAAACCGGCGAAAAGTTCGATAGTGCCATACCTATCCGGCCAGAAAAGAACACACCGCAGTCATACATAAGTTGCGTGACGTATTTACGCCGCGCCAGTTTAATGACGATGTTCGGATTGAATGCAGATGATGATGATGGTAACTTGGCAAGTGGCAATGGCGCGGCCTCCTCCCGTCCGCAGCCTAGCCATAAGGCACCGGCAGTCGCTCCCACTTCGGCTGTCGGTGCCGCATCCCCAAACATCGATAAAGAATTGCAGCAATGCAATAGCGTGCGTGATGTCAACGCACTGTATACCACTCTGGTGCGTGCGCGTGACGTGACACCAGATGAAATTGAAAAAATGCGTATTAGAAAAGAGGAATTAAAATGAGCGATTATGATGACACAAATCGGGGCGCGATCTTCAAAAACGACAAAACGTCTGACAATCAGCCAGACTATACCGGCAAGATCAATGTCGATGGCGTGGAAAAGCGCATTGCATTGTGGATACGCGAAAGCGCAAAAGGCACCAAATATATGTCAGCAGCCATCAGCGATCCACAGACGCCGCAAGGCCAGCCACAAAGCCAGCCGCAGGGTCAGCCGGTAACATTGTCACAAGCTGTTGATGATGCGATCCCGTTCTAAAAAAACATCACGCCGGATGCCACGCCTTGAGCGTTGCATCTGGTGTGAAAAAGATGTGGATCTAAACGGCCACGACTATGTGTGTGACGGCAGCAAACAAGTGCTGCACGTTGAATGCTTCAATGACAGATTGGGTATAATAAATGCAAATCGACAAAAACATACCGTTGCCACCTAAACGGCACGCGATCAGATCAAAAGCTGTGGCTTTTGTTGATACGATGGAAGCGGGTGATAGCGTGCTTTTTGATGACGTGCTTGATGCCAACAGACTGCGTGACGCGCTGCGTTATCGCGGCATCAAAACGTCAATGCGTAAAGGTGACGACGGGGTGCGGGTATGGCGTCTGTCGTAAAGGTGCCATCATATGAGGAATTGCGTGCTTGCTTGCAAATCCCCAAAGTAACCCCGCCGCTTGACCGGCTTGGTCGGCGCAATACAGCAACCACACCAAAAGCGTTGCTGATCGAACGTGTAAAAAGAGAGCAGTCTTAGCTGCTCTTTTTCTTGTTTTGGAAACTCTCCAGCGCACCCGCACCAAAGTAAAAGCCCAGAATGATCATCATCGCATAATTGATGCTGAATTGTTCCATCACTTGCGTCACCGCATTTGGGTCGCCTTTACCCACGATTGTCATCGTCAGCACGATGATATAACTGGCCAAAAACGTAAACCCAAACATCAATGCTAAAAATCTTTGTGCCAATTTGAATGGGGCGTATGCTTGCATAATTTCGACACGCTGTTTGGTCTTTGCGGCAATCTCTTCTTCGGTGCTGGTGTGCATATCATCGATCAGCTTCATACCTTGCTTTACGACATCGCCAGACCCCAAAATTTTACCTAATACTGCAAGCATCTTAATAACTCCAAACATTCGGGCGCGGTGCGCCGCCAAACGTGTCTAAATGCAAAAACCGCGCACTGCCTTTTTGTGCCACACCGATGCCAGTGAAGCCCATTTGAAACGCCAGCCGCATCAGTTCGTGCGCTTGTTGCCCGTTGCACGCTATATCGACTGCACAGCCCCGCGTATGCACCGACAGTTTGCCGGTCGGCTTGCTGGCTTCGATACTGTGCTTCGGGCTGCGATAGCCGCTGGTGACGGTCATTGGCTGACCATACACATCACGCAGTTCTTGCAGCTTTGCCATAAACGATGCCGACATATTGCATTCGCCGGTTTCACTGCACGCAAATTCTTCTTTGCTAAAATTAGGATACTTTGACCAGTCCATTAATCTGCCTCATTTCCAATATGACATCAACCGCGTGATGCCAGCTATCAGCTTCGTTTTCAGCCGTAAACCGTGTCGGTGACACCCGTTTGGTTTTGTGCCGTAACAGCGATGTGACGGGCATAAACAAGCAGCGTCTTGTGTCGGGCTTAACCAAAGCGACAATATCGTAATCCTCAATCGTTGCAGGACGTTTTTTGCCGCCCAAACCAAGCTGAAAATGGTGAGACGGGTGTTTACGCCTACCAGATACATATGCGTTCGCAGATTTAACTTGAATGCGTAAAAAGATCTCATCATCAAAAGCCAGTAAATCAATGGATGTTTGCTGACACATAGACACCCGCCACCCAAGTGACAGAATGGCACTGGCCGCGATATGCTCACCAATCAGCCCTAGTGTAACAGACAATCACATCGCCATAATTAGCCAAACAACACCGCCAAGTGTCAGTGCAATAAGCCCTGCAATCAACCCCCAAATAATTAAATCATCAATAAACTGTTGTCGGGCAATTTCTTCTTCTTTTTTGCGTTTTCTGATTTCGCCTTGCAGCCTGATGATCTGTTGCCAAGCGTTCATCCCATAATGCCCGATCACGAAATTGCGTAATTCATTTTCCATCTGTTGCGCTTTTTTTAACGCAGCAAAACTTTCCAACGCTTCTTCCTCGACCGATCCGAACCGGCGTGATTTAGCTATGCCGTGCGATGTTTTGATGTTTTGTATGGCACCCATCCAGCGACCAAGATCGCCAGACATACTTTCGATCTCTTTACCGGCTGCAATGCCTTTTTTTAGCAGATTAAAACTGGTCGTGGCGGCTGCTAATAGTGTGACGGGATCCATTTGGCCACCTCAATGTTATAACTACTCCCGCACTAAATAAATAACCCAAATCAGCATAAACGTCTGGATCAGATCAATCATAGGTATCTGTATCATTTACGTTGCCTCATTCGCCATAAACGCCAAAACACTAGCACCATTGCACCAAAAGCCGCTGCCATACCAAACCAGCTTTCAAGCGCATCAACCCACATTGGCGCGGATAAGCCGGTGACTACTGTCGCAACGTCAATTTGGGTATCGTTGTCCATTAGGCATATGGGCTTGCGCCGCAACACGCTGGCCAAGCTGCCTTTAGCTCTGCGATTGTTGTTGCACTGTCACCGGCGGTCGGTGCATCGCGCAGTGCTTGCTTGTCAGTCACAATCTGTGTTGTGTCTGCGCCAGTTTCTTGAGCTTTCATAAAGTCAGTGTCCAGCGCGGCAAGCAATGGTGTGCGTGCTTCACGCACCCTGTCAGCAAAAATGGTCTTGGCACCATCCAGATCTTCAGTGATCACAGAACCGCTTAACACCCACGCGCCACGAAAATCGCGGCTTGATGGCACTGTTGCAGTGCTTGCATCGATTTGGTTGCCATCGCGGTCAACAATGTAAGTTGTTACAGGCATTTTTTTGTTCCCTATGCAGCCAGTTTGTCAGTTGTTAAATCATCTTTGATCTTCCACGCATTACGCCATTCGCGCGTGGCTGGCAGTTGATCTTTGTGGCATATTACCATCTTCGGCTTGTTACCGCTATCCCACGTCTGCCAAATGTGTTGCGGTATATCTTTTATAATCAAATACTCGATGCACTGTTCCATTGTGCCAGCTTCAATCGGCTTTGTTTCGTGCAGCAAATAACCGCGCGTATGCCGCTTGAAATCTGGCTGCGCTTCATCTTTTGCCAATTCCCAATAAACCCAAACCGGCGGCAAGATGCCCCCCGCAAGAAAAGCGGCGCAAAAGTTAGGGTCAGGCACAAGCACTTTAGCGGGTGCATCCATATCGTTTGGATCTTCAAAAATTACACGAAAATCAGATTGCACAGGTTCAAGATGCTGCTTTGCCCAGCACAAACGGTCAAACAGGTGGGTGCCTTGAAACTCTGGGGTCTGCATTATGCTAAATCTCCGTGAAATGCAACAAATACTCTTGCCGTATCTGCGGCACTAGATGAGTTTATAAAGTTGTAAAATGTAAACGCTGTTGCTGTAGGTGCGATGGCAGCATCAATGCTAAGAAAATCTCCAACACCTGTATCTTGTGACATTCCAGCCGCCATATAATCAGAATTTCCAAAAGCACTGCCGACTGTTATTTTGTAACGGGCGGTGCCGACATCTGTTAAACTGCTTAAATTTAGGCTGTCTCTGGCAGCAATAGTACCTGTGCCATCAAAATTAACCCAAGCCTTCGAACTACCCTCGACGACGTACTGCGTCGATAGGCTGCCAGCGGTGCTGTGTTCCAGCGTATCTGCTACAATTTTTCCAGCCATTTTATGCTAAATCTCCGTGTACTGCACACATAACAACACCTACATCAAAAAAAGTCGTGCCAGCTAATTCAATTACTCTAAATTTTGCTGTAGTAACATCAGCGGTGTTTGTGCTTCCAAACATTCCAACTTGACTTGTACTGGCATCACGGCTTGAGAAACCATAATATGCGTAATCATCATTAGCCATATCATTCAAAATTTGCACGTCATATTGTCCGGTACCTACGTCTAATATACCAGAAACATTGAAACTATCGTCGGTGGATATTGTGCCTGTTCCGTTAAATCTAATCCAACACTTAGCCAACCCCTGTTCCAGAGACATAGTAGCAGTAGCACCAGCCGTCACGGTAATGTCGTTGGCGGTGGTCTTGCCTGTGAGGGTATCTACTTTTATCTCACTCATGCTAAGTCTCCGTGAAAAACAACGCAATTACTGTGCATATCGAGTAAAGTTCC